TGGGAGAGATAAAATGAATTGGTTTAAGGTTGTTAAGAAAAATCCTTGTTGGGATGGTTATGAACAAATAGGCATGAAAGACAAAAATGGAAAACAAGTTCCAAATTGCGTACCAATAAAGAAGTGATATAATGAGTTGGATGGAGGTAATATGCAAAGGTGGCCGTTGTACTAGAACAACGAAAAAAACCTCATCCACAAGTAAAGGTAAGAAATGGATGAAATGTGTTAAAAATCCAAAAGGTAAAGGCTACAAAAGAATCCATTGGGGTCAAAAAGGAGTGACTGTTTCTGGTAAAAGAAAAGGCAAAAGACGAAAATCCTTTAGAGCAAGGCATAATTGTGCTGATGCAAAACCCGGAACGCCTAGATACCAAGCGTGTAAAGATTGGTGATTTGCTTGGAATTACAAGAATACAACTTTACTCATAGAATGGACATGGAGTTATCAAAAAACTCTTTTCCTTATTTTTTTCAAAATGTATTAGGCATGATGTACCCTGAATATATGCAAGAGTGGAAAAAATTAATGGAACAAACAGATAGAACAGTTATCGTTTGTTCAAGAGACCATGGAAAATCAGTTTTTATGCATAGTTGGGTTGTATGGAATCTTGTGTTTCAAGAACCACCATATCAAATGTTATACATTTCTTCTAACCAAAAACAGACTTTGGTTCACATGAGAGAAATTGATAGATACTTTAACATTCCACAATTAAAACACCTAAGACCTAGTAGAGGTTGGGCTATTGGTAATATTCAATTGACTAATGGTAACTCTATATTAGAACGTTCAGTCGGTTCTCAGATTCGTGGACTTCACCCTCAAGAAATTATTATTGACGACCCTTTGAAAGAGTTTAGTTTAACAGGTATTACTAGAGTTACTGATTGGTTTTTTGGTGATATGATACCTACACTTCATCATACTGCTAGTTTGAGAATGATAGGTACACCTTTTACTTATACTGATATTTTCTCACAACTAGAAGAAAATGAAGCGTACACAGTAAGAAAATATCCTTGTTTAGATTCAATGAATGAACCACTCTGGCCTGAAAGATGGGACTATGATGCTTTAATGCAAAGAAAGTCTGAAATTGGTTCTCTTAAGTTCACAAGAGAGTACCTATGTATTCCTGTTTCAACAGGAACAGCACTTTTTGGGCCAAATCATCTTGAAAATGCTAAAAATGAACACGCTATTCTAAAGTTAGGCCATAGAAAGGAAAAAGGCTACAAATATTATGTTGGAGTTGACCCTGCTATATCAACTGATGGAGATTATAACGTAATTATGGTTTTAGAGGTAGATGCTAAAATGAATAAGACTATTGTCCATGTAGATAGGGCTAAAAATGTCCAATTTAGAGAAAATATTGATAAGTTACGTTTAATAGCAAAGATATTCCAACCTGAAGAAGTGTTATATGAAACTAATACATTTGCTAAAGCATTTACTCAAGAATTGAGAACATTATCTGACATTAATGTTAGAGACTTCAATACCACAAGGAAAAAGAAACAAGAAATAATTTTAAATCTACAAATGAACTTTGAAAATGGAAAAATACACCTTCCTTATGGTGATAATAATAGTAGGAAATTATCTATGGCTTTAATTGAAGAACTATCTATGTTTTCAATTACCGATTCAGGTAAGTTTGAAGGAGTTGGCGCACATGATGACTTAGTTATGGCGTTAGCATTAGCAAACGCTGCAACTCAAAGTCCTTCCGAAGCATTTATGCTGCTAGACGATATGGACATCTTTGATACTCCACAATCTAATGCGTTTGGGCGACCAAATAATGTTATGGGGCTTAATTTTTAAACAGGTGATACTATGGTTAAATTGACAAGCGAAAGTATTGATGCAGCATTAGAAGATAATAATAAAAAAAGAAGATTAGTTGAAGAAAAGCACAGAGAACAAGAAGAAATGTTAGAGACTGCAAAACCTATGGCTGAAAAAATAGAGGCTCTAAGTAGTGAACTCAAACAAGAATGGTTGAATAATAAACCTATTAGAGACCATGATAGTGTTGCTAAAGAATATGCAGAAAGATTTGATTTAAATCTATCAGATGCAAAAAAGCAACTATTTACATATCCTGAAAAATACGAAATACAAGGGCATAACGTTCCTAGTATTGTAAAACAAATGAGAAATCATAGAAGAAAATTAAAAGGGCAAACTAAATTAGATTTTACTAAATCAATAGATAATTTAATTGATGCATATAGTGAATATCTTTACAAATGTGCTGATAGCATTTATTGGGTTAGGAAATATAAAACCCCTTTAATGGAAATGGTTAACAACGAAGAACAATTAAGAAAATTGAACAGTATTACCGATGAAGTAACTAAAAGAGAAATTGTAGACATACTTTGTAAGTATTGGGAAGCAGGTCTAGACAAGAAAGGACTGCCTTATGGTAAGGAATATTCTAGATTGACTAAAGAAATGAAAATACATAAAAGAGCATATAAGAAAGTTCTAAAAGACACAGTTATAGGTAACTCGCCTAAAGATGTAATCAAGAAAGCAATCTTGAAGTCTGTTTGCGATACACCCGGAATATCATCAAGAGAAATACATGAAGGATTACCAAGAAAATTATATGATAGGTCATCACCTTCAATTATAGCAAAATTAGCAAAGGAACAAAACATAACTAATGTTGATGGAGCATATTACAAAATTAACGATGATATAAAAAAGAATATTTGGGCGTATACAGCAGCATTCATAGATTCAGACGGGTACATTACAATGGATAAAAATCATAATCCTAGAGTTGGTTTGATTGCTACGGGAACAAGAGGTAGAGCGTTTATGATGGAGATGCACAAATCATTAGGGTGTGGCAGACTACATCTAGACCAGAAATCTCCACAAGATACTAGACCTGTTAACAGGTTAAACTTTTACTCAGCAGAAGATGTCAAAAAGATATTAACTAAGTGCAGGCCTCACTTTAGAATGAAAGGGCCAAATGCTGATGTATTGTTAGAATTAATTAAAATAAAGAAAGAGAATAAGAAAGAAGATTGGTACAAAGGTAGAAAAGAAGAGTTATTCAAGTTAATGAAATACCATAACCATAAAGACAACGACAGGTTTCAATGGAATGAATGGGATATTGATATTAACAACATAAATAAATTGATAGATAATTGTAAAATGGAGTTTTAATTATGGTAGAAAGAAGAACATTTAGTATAGGTAACTTGTTTAGAAGACAGACTCCTAAACCTAAAGATAAGGAAATATTTAATCCCGGCATTCAAGAAAAAAATAATGCTTATATGATTACTTCTCCAATATTATATCATGTAGCCCAACAATCAGTTATAGTTAGAACTTGCACTACTCAATTAAAAAATGAAATATTTAGAAGAGGATATAAGTGGGAAGAAAAGTTTGTGCATAAGTGTAAAGACTGTGGTACAGAACACCAAGCCCCTGTTGAAAAGTGTAAAGATTGTGAGTCTGTTAATTTATTAAAACCTAATAAAAAACAACTAAAATATGCTGCTAAATATTTAGAAGGTTATGTAAATAAATCCGACCAAATGTTTATTGATATAATGAAAGAGTTAGAAGATGACCTTAACATTATGGATGACGCATACATTATTTTAGTTAAGGAATATTTCATGGATTCTAATGGAGACATTAGGATGCACAGAATAAAAGAAATGTATAGAGGAGACCCTGTAACTATGGCTCTTTATACAGATGAAGATGGAACAAAAGGAACATCAGGATTTACTTGCATTAAACATAGAAACATGATTTCTGAATCTGATTCACAAAAATGTGAATATTGTGATAGTAAATTATATCCGGTATATTATGTAAATAGAGCAAATGGTGAAGAACAATATTATCTCAAAGGAGAAGTCCTACATTTCAGTAAATACAATCCAAGTAGACTATACGGTCTATCCCCCGTGTTGACTTTATGGAATCATATTACAACACTATTGGCTATGGAAAATTATGTCAATTCTTCATATTCTAAGGCCAGAATGCCTAGAGGGTTATTGGCAGTACAAACAAGAAACATTGACTCAATGAAATCTTTTTGGAGAGGCGTTAAAGAAAAGATGGAACAAGACCCACACTTCATACCTGTTATGGGAATAGAAGCAGAAAATGGTAAGGGGTCTATTGAATGGATTAAGTTCTTAGACAGCCTAAAAGAAATGGATTATATTTCAGTTAAAGATGATTTAAGAGATAGGATTTCAGGGTTCTATGGAGTAAGTAAAGTGTTTATGTCTGACAATTCTGCTAGTGGAGGATTAAATAACGAAGGTATGCAAATACTTGTTACTAATAGAGCAGTAGAAATGGCTCAGACTATTTGGAACAATTATGTGTTTCCTTTCATAACTAGAGAGTTTGGTATAACAGATTGGGTACTAAAATTACCCCCATCAGAAGAAGAAGATGAAATTGCCAAATTAAGAAAAAGAGAAATACAAGTTAATATTGCTGCGTCTATTAAGAATCTAGGATTTGAAGTAGATATGGATGATGAAGGTAGATTTATTTATAACAAACCTTTACCAGAAGAAAAAGAGGGTAAACCTAAAGGTGGAGATGAGCCAATAGCAAATGACCCCTATGCAGGAACAAACATAGACCAATCTCAATTAGGACAAATGATGGAACAAGGCAATAGACCAACTCAAGCAGAAGCAGGTCAACCAGAAAAGGTTAAATCTGAACCACCTAAAACAAGAAATAAACCTTCTATGTCAACAGGGCCAGATAAAAGGTTTAGTGGATTACCCGGAGCAGCAGGCAACAAAAACGTAGATAAGAGAACAGAGAGGCGAATACAATGAGTTGGTTTGCAGTAACTAAAAATCAAAAAAAGATAGGTTCTCTTGCTCATGTATTTCATTTTCTTTCTAGAGTTAAACAAGTCTATACCCCCTACCCTTCCCCTTCCACAAAGTATCAAAGAAACTATGCTGCATATGATGAATTAGATTCTTGGGATAGAGGAGAAGTTGAGAGATATATGATAGGCTTAATTCAAGTCATAGATAAGGATATAGAAACAACAATAACGCTTATCAGTAAAAGGTTAAACAGGAGGGGAAGTAATTATGATAGTGAAAGACAGTATAGACTTGCGACTGAAAAACCAATGGTAGAGTTATTTAAACAAGGTAAAATACCAGAAAGATTAATAGGATTTGATGATATAACAAATATGGATTCTGATGATATAATAAGGACTTGGAAGGAGTTTAGAACAGAATATCCTGAGTTTTGTAAGATTTATCTCACCACTCATCCTGTTCCTAGATATGTTCAATTAATCAAAAATACAATATCAAGAAAAAGAAGGTATAGATAATGACAGAAAAAACAATAAGAGAAATGGAAAGGGAACTTTCTATCGCTAAGAAAAAACAACGCATGGAAAATCGTAAAGACCATGTTAATAGAGACTTGGGAGTAATTGGCCCAAATGCAGTAAAAAAAGAAAGACCTGAATCTGGCGAAACACCGGGCTATATTGCCCTACCGTCAAGAAAAAAAGGCAGAACAATATAAGGTGATAATATGAACTTTCTAGAACAATTATGGAAACATGATAATATAAGAAAGAAAGAAAAAAACATGATTGATAGTATTATTGATGCTATTGGTGAACCCGGACTTAGAGAATTAAAAATGACAGGGGTTGACCTCAAAGAATTATTAACAGAGTACGCAGAAACTTCTAAAAAACCTATGAAAAGGGTAAGAGTTTTATCTCCTAAAAAAGATGCAGTAAAAAATTATAGAGAGAGAAGAGACGATATTAAAGAAAGAGATAAAAATAAAAATAGAAGAGAAGCGAAAGATAAACAAATAACGGCAAACGTTAGACATAATCTTCCTTCAAAAAGAGGATTAAAAGATGACCCAACAGGTAGGTTTAATTTTCCTTTTCAAGAACAAGGACTTGAACCAACATATGATGACCTTGAAGAAAATGAGTCAACTGCGGCAAGGACTAGAGCATTAGCAGAAGAAAGTAAGCAAACTGATTGGACAGAATACCTTCAAAAAAGTAAAAGAACAGAACCTTATTTACTTTGGACAAAAGAAACCTTACCTAAAAGTAGAGGAAAAACTTTAGAAAATGTACCGTTTATGATAGATGCTCTTATGCAGGTTAAAAGAAAAGAAAATGCTAAACTAATAAATGACATAATTAGACTGCTACCCAATCAGTCTAAAGATAGAAACATTAGCGATACACAAAATGTTTGGACTAAAACAGGCAAAGATGACAAATCAATGATTAGACCTTTAACAGACCAAGAAAGAGTATTAGATTCTTTATTAGATACTATCCAATACGGACATGATTTTGAAACAAAACGTAACGCGCAAGGCGAGAGTCTAAAGCGTACAGTACAAGAAACTGAGATTTTATCTGTTAAGTTTTTATTAAAACTATCAGATAGTATTTACTTAGATGAAAAACATATTCATCCTAAAATAACTCAAAGAATCAAAACAACAGAAGGCCTGCTACCAAAATTAATACAATTCTTAAAATCAAAAAAGAAAACTCTACCTAGGCGGGCAAGTATGAAAGCAGCACTAGATAGATTATCTACTAAAGGAAGAGGAAGAAACAGAATTATTACTCTACTCATTAACAATCCAGAAGAATATGTTTTTAATGAAGAAACTTATTCAGAAGATTTGTCTAAAATTAATAAAATAATTTCTGATAATTTATCTGATTTTAATGAGACAGTAGAACCCTTAGTAAATCAAGGAACATACGATTGGAAACAATATAATGATTCATTAATTAAAAAATATAGAGATAATAGAGATTCTATTGGACAAAGCAGAACGGAATATGTAGGAGATGAAATGGTAAAGTTGATTGATGCTATTAAAACTGATGTGGATGCTATTAAAAAACCACACAAGGCTAAGTTGGCTTTAATTAAAATAGGAAGTGAAAATGGTAAAAGTAATACTATTAATAATGAAGAATATAATAATTTCTTACAAAATCTTAATTTAATTACCGACAATTCTTATTGGAAAACTTATTCAAAAGGTACTTCTGATATAGTAGAAAGCAAAAAGCCTAATACTGCTAATGAACTCCGTACTTCTAGGACTAGCATTGAGGACAAGGCTAAACAACGCATTAAAGAATCTGTTAAACTGTTAGAAAGAGAAATAAAGGACTTAACTGAAATGGAAGAAAAGAGAGGAAACGTTCCATATTTTGCAGAAAGTAAGAAAACTATTAGAAATAAAATTGATAAACTAAAAGAAAAATATCCAGAAATGTTTAAGGAGGAATAATATGAGTTGGAGAAATGAATTAAAAAAGGCAGATAGTCCTATTTTAGATAAAGCCACACCTAAACAAAAAAAGAGAATCAAAAAAGTTTTACAGTCAGTCCAACCTTCTGAATACATGGGTCAAGATTTTACTAAACTAGGAGATTTGATTGATGAATTAAAATCAGAAGGGTTAGTGAAATCTAAATCAATAACTAAGAAATTAAATAAATATGATGAGGTAAATCTGCAATTAGTTGCTAGTGCTTCTGAATTAAGAAAAGACTATGAGGTTCTATATCGTCAACTTAGAGGGATGGTTTATCCTAAAAGTAAAGGAGATTTAGGAGAGGAAAAAGATGAATGAAGATAATGAAATGATGTTATTACTAAAAGAGTTAGTAACTAAAGTAAAGCAGTTAGAAAGTGCTGTTTATGATAAAGACAATTTGTTGATGAAGTCGGGGTATGTTGTTACAGAAACTCCTTCACCTGCCATCAGTAGCGGAATTGAAATGAGTGATGATAAGATTGCTAAGATGGAATGGGAACAAATTAACGAAATGGTCGCAAGAATAGAAGGTGCATTTTAATGACATACGATAAAGAAGTAATAGATGCTATGCTTAAAGCAGGGGCTAAACTAAAAGAAAAAATAGAGATTATGAATCATAATGATATGATTGATAAAGATTCTTTGACAGGTGAAGATGTTAAGGTGAAGAAACCAAAGGCAGTAAAGGATGATACTATTGATAAAATAACAGGTATTAGAGAACCTTGGGGCGAGCAAAAAAAAAAGATAAAAAAAGCAGCATTTGATTCTGATTATGCAAAAAAAAATGGATGTCATTCAACGTCTTGTGAAGAAAAACCTGCAATGGTTAATCCAATAGGCGGTGATGTTTTGTGTCAGAAATGTTATGATGCGATAAAAGATGATAAAAGATACAATACTTCTCATTGGAAAAAAGTTTAGGTGAGTTAATGCCATTGTCAGGAGTTTTTGAGAAGAAAACAAACGCTGTGGCGAAGCGTGTCCTTGACTTTTATGAAGATATGAGATATAAATATCTATCAGCATTAGATGACCCTAAAGAATATGGTACAGCATGGAAAAATGCAGTAAAGAAACTTAGAACTGATTTTGACGGTTTAGGAGATTTTACAGCAGAACTTAAGAAATATCTAGATGAAGATAATGTTTTTAATGATGAATCTACTAACCCTGAATCCACAGAAGCAAAGAAATTATACAATGCTATCAAAGAACTTAGATTTAAATCTAAGGAAATGAATGACCCATTTGCTCGACAACTAGGTGATAAGGTAATAGAAACATTAGTCAAAAAGCCTAGTGTTTATGCTATGTTTATTCATTATGCTTTACGTTCCCACACTCATGCTTTAGATAGAAAGTCATGGGAAAATAATGATATTAAACCTGATGAAATAACAGAAGGGGCTAGAGGATTAGATTTAGAATTAAAAGATATACCCCTATATTTAACAGAACATTATGGTGATGATGTAGATACTAGCCGTGTTAAATCTAAGTTTGAGGGAGCATTAAAACTTCTAGAAAAAGTCTATCTATCAGAAAACTCACAAGATAGTTGGGATAAATTAGTAGCAGTAGATATTAAAAAAGAAGACGAAGAGAAGTCAGAAGAAGAGAAGTCAGAGATTGAGTTTTTAATACCAAATAAACCAATGTATAGAATCTTTGAAATTGACGACCTAAAAGAATTAAAAGGATTTAGTGGCGAATGGTTAGTCCAAGAAAAGTTTGATGGAATAAGAATACAAATACATAAGAAAAACAATAAGGTTCAAATATTTACATATAATGAAAAAGATATAACAGATAAATGTAAAGATATAGTAGAAAAAGCAAAACAAAAAAGATTTGGAGATATGATTTTAGACGCAGAATTAATTTTGTATGATGGGGATGAACCTTTACATCGTGCAGATACTATTGCACATCTATTCAAAAACAAATATAAAGACGCTACATTAAAAGCAAGAATATTTGATATTATGAATCACGATGGGAAAGACTTGACTGATACACCACTTAAAGAAAGAATAAACATATTATTTTACCAATTGACTCCGGGGTCATCAGACCTATTTAATTTCCCTTCTAAGAAAAATACTAGGATTGCTGATTCAATAGCAGAAGTAGAAAAATATTCTAAAAGCCTAATGGAATCAAAAACATCAGAAGGGGTTGTCATTAAAGATATTGAATCAACATATTATATAGGGAATAAAAAGAATCCAAAATGGATTAAATGGAAAAAGTTTGTTGATTTAGATGTTATTGTATTAGATAAGAAAAAGACTAAATCTAATTTATATTCATACTCAGTTGGAGTTGGGCCATTAAGCGGAGAACAGGCCAGAGAACATAATGGAACAGAAATAGAAGGTAAAACTTACTTGCCTGTAGGTAAAGCATTGAACACTAAAGAATCAGTAGACATAGGAGCAATTATTAGAGTTAAGGTTGATGAAGTTAGAAGGAAAGATAAAGGATATAGTCTGTATTCCGCAAAAGTAATTGAGATACCTGAAGTAGACTCACCTGAAAAATTAATAACTTTAGAATTATTATCTAAAGAAGGTAGAAAAACTCTAAAATATGATATTGAAGATGCTTTGTTAAAGTATACAATAACAGATGGAATACACGGTAAAGCAGATATTATTATGAAATCAGATTTAGATGGTTTTACCATATATGGTTTTGAAGGCGATAGTTTAATGCAAAAAAATGCTCTTGCAGATATTGATTTATGGAAAGAACAATTAGGAGAAATGATAAAATCTAAAACTTCAGATGCTAGAATGTCAATTAAAAATTATTTAATCGAAGAAGGTAGACCAACTGAATTAAAAGATATATTTAGATGGGCTAATGAAAATATTCCTGATTTAACACAAAAACTTTGGGAAGGAGACTTTAACCATTTTAGTTCTTGGATGAAAGATTTTACAGGTGATTTCAAAAGAGTTGGTGAAAGTAAGTATACTGAAAACCCTGTAATGATAACAAAAGACGATTCAAAACAAGCATTATATAAATTATCCATAAGAGAAGATGATAACATTGAATTAGTAATTACATATAAAGATGAAGAAATGATTTGGATAATAGACATAAAAGATTCAGAAGATATTTATAATCTATTTGGTAAATCAGGGAAGTTTCCTGCTGAAATCGGAGAAAGAAGTCAACCTTCTAAGTTATTAGATAAAGGTGCAATATTATTAGGAGTTCAAAAACATGGCTATCACGAATATAAATTAGATGGTGATAAGTTTAGAACTAGATTACATTTTAGAGTAGTACCTGTAAAAGAAAAAGATAAATGGGTTGTATGGACAGGAATTAAACAAAAGATGTTAGATACCAAAGAAGATGAAGGTTTATGGGATATAACAGAAGATAGGTTTAAAAAATTAACCATGCAATTTGATTAATATCATTTAATTTATATAGTAAAAGAATTAAAGCAACCGTATGGCCGAGGCGTTGATGCTTTCTGATGGTTCTTTTGATATATTAAAATCAGATGAATTAGTTATTGGCGGCTATGCTTCAATAGAGATTGTAGATAAACAAAACGATTTAATTACTTTAAAGGCTTTAAACGAAGCAGTCTCTAATTACATGAAAGACCCTAAATATAGAAATGTAATGTCAAACCATTCAAATGTTCAAGTTGGAGACGTAATAGAGAAATACCGTGATAAAAACGGTATGCTCCATAAAACAGAAGTAGATGATGTAGGGTTCTATGTTGTCATTAAATTAAGAGATGATATTGAAAAGGCAAAAGAAATATCAAGAGGTATTAGAAAGGGAACACTACGTTCCTTTAGTATAGGCGGTCAAGCCTTGAGTAAGCGAAAAAAGTCAAGTGATGAACTTGGCGAGTTTAACGAAATTGACAAATTAGAACTCCATGAAGTCACTATTTGTGAAAAGGGTATCAACCCTGAAGCAAAGTTTGACATCTTGAAGGAGGATAACGGAATGACAGAAAGATTGGAAAAAGCGTTAGAGGAACTTAACAGCCTAATGGCAGAAGTTAATGACCTCAAAAAAGAAGAAGAAGCAAAGCCTTCCTCAGATGATGGGGAAAAAGAGGCTATGGCTTATGAAAGTATGGACACTATGGAGGATGAACCAATGGATAAAGAACCCGAAGATATAGAAATGTCTGATACAAAACCAGAAATGGATGATGAAACAGCAAAAATGAGAAGCGGCCCAGAAGGTTCAGTAGAACATGGATATGGAGAAGACCTAGAAGCAGGTAAGAAACATACACAAGCAGCACAAGTAGGACAATTGTATAAAGAGTGGCAAAACGATGACTTTGCTACACTTGACCTATCTGTTGAAAATGTAGAAAAAGCATATGATGCGTTTAAAGCAGAACAGTTAGAAAAGATGGCCTATGATACATTAAAGTCTAGATTTGAGTCTAGATTTGCTAGTGAACAAAACGTAAGAAAGGCTGATGCTGCTAGAGCAGGATATGATGCAAAGAACGAAGTGGAAACACTAAGAGAAGAGTTTGCTATGCTAAGAAAGAGTTTGACAGAACAAAATGAAAAGATTGTTAAGTCACAAACAGTAAAAGTTCCAAACTTTGATGTAACAAATATGTCATGGGGAGAAATCCATAACATAGTATCAGGATTTGAGGAGTGATAAAAAATGAGTGGATATATTAAAACTATGAAAGATTTAGAAGCCGCAACCTATGGAATAAAAGGTGGAAGCGGAAATGCTTTGTTAAAGAGTGCAGGAGTTGTTGCGTTTGGTTCTTCAGGAACAGGACACGATACAGATGTAGCGGGTTTATCCGGTGCGTCAGGTCTTGCTGATTTATACAACAAGGCTTATGGACAGAAAGTTTGGTCTATGCTTAACCAAGAAGTTAATGCATTAGCAATGCTGTCAAAGAGACCATACACAACAAGTGGATGGCGTATTTTGAAAAGCCGAGCAGAAGGTGGAAGCGGTTCTACCTTTGATGTAACTATTGGCGGAGCAGGTACAGGAGCAGCAGCAACAGGTGGAGCAGCACCTAGAGCAGATAGAATTGGTGGAGTTGCTGAAAACGCATCTTTAGGTACAGGAAATGATATTCCTGCAATTACGCCTGAATACACCAAACTATTTACAAGCCCTAAAACAGTTGCTCATTTGTTTGAGTTTTCTGAACTTGCGCTTGAAATGGCTAAGATTGACGATGGAGTTGGAGACCTACGTTCTTTAATTCGTGAAGATATGGGTAAGCATCATGCTGAAGTACAGAACAAAATGCTTCTAATGCCTTTAGAGGCATATGACGCTGTTCTAACAGGAAGCGATAATATGACTAACATTAATAGAGGTTATACTTCTTTAATGAAAGTGGTCGCTTCATCTCAAGAAATGGAAGCAATGGTTGATGCATCAATGTTAGATGATTCTACATCTAGCACAGGTGGTCTAACTGCTACACTAAGTACAATTTATGGTGCAACAGATAGGCAACTAGTAGGTAACGCATATAACACATCTTTC